TTTCTTACCGGCCGCCTTGGCCTTACCCTTCTTCCCTGCGTTGCATTCCGCTGTGGTGCTCCAGCCGGACTGGGTGAATACCTGTTCCACCGAGTCGACAAGAAACTCGCCGTCCAAACCTTCCTTGAAGCCCTGCGCGTTGATCTGCCGCTCTGCAAACAGATCGGTGCGCCCTACCATCTCCAGCCGGACCTCGGCGGTCGAGCGGTTGAATGCCGCGAGGCGAGCCTTGGCAGCCTGCTCTGCAGCGGATTTGTTCGGATGGATATGCCGGTCGGTATGAACGGGCGGCAGCCCTGCAGGGGCGTCGTCGTTGTCCAGAGTCAGGTTGACCAGCTCGCCGGTTTTTTTGTCTTGGTACCTTGCCTTGACGGCTTTCTGCGTGGTGCGGTCGGTGAAGCGGAATTGCCAGCGGCTGACGTCACTGCGTCGGATAGTGATCGCCGGCAGGTTCTTACCACTAGCGGTCTGTCCGCTTTGGCGAGGCAGCACCAGCAGCTTGCTGTCGGCGACCTTGGCCGTGCAGTCGTGATCCTTGGCGAGCCGGGTGATGAAGTTGAAGTCTGACTCGTTCAACTGATCAGCCCGAGGCACCAGCGTGGCGACGGTGCATTCAGGCCTCCAGCCGTTGCGAGCGGCAATGTCGCTGACGATCCTGGACAACGGCACATTTTCCCAACTACCACTACGAGTGGTCTTGCCGCTGCCTCGCATGTCGCTGGCCTTGCCGCGAATGACCAGGGTATCAGGCGGGCCGGAAACCTCGATTTCATCGACCGTGTAGCGGCCCTGGCGGGTCAGCGCTTTGCTGTCGTACCCCAGGTAGATCTGTATCGCTGCCCCTTTTTTGGGGAGGGACACGGCGCCGTCGCGGTCATCAATGCGCAACTCGAACTCATCCGACTCCATGCCGGGCTTATCCAACGTACGCAACAGCAAGAGGCGGTCATTGATCAGGGCAGTGATGTCTGCCCCATCAGCCACAATTCGAAAGATGGGTTTCATGGATTCTCTCCGAGGTTCAATCCCACAACTGCACCTGCTCGCCCACAGGCTCAGGGAGATCTGGGAAGGTGATCAGCAACCCCGTGCGCAAAGGCTGTGGCTCATCCGCCAACAATCGATTGGCCGCCAGCACCGCCTCGACAGTGCCGTTCAGGTGCCCGTAGTGCTGGTAGCACAGCGTATCCAGCAGGTCACCGTCAGACGTTCTGCATATCATCGCCATAGCGTGTGAACTCCAAACTAAAAGTTTGCTTGCGCGGGATCCCGCCAGCCAGCAACGCACCCTGCTCCTCCTCAACGCTGCGCAAACACCAGGTTCCAAGAACAACGCCATAGCCGGTGGTGAGGTTCAACGGTAACTGAAGTCCACCTATGGTACGCAGGGTGTCGAGCTGCTTTAGGCCACCTTTAAATGTGGGAAAAATTGCCCCCTTGAGACTAAGTTTGTCATCGCCAATACCCACCGCCTGCTGCGCTGGGCGACGACCAAGGCGTTCTTGCGAGGCCCAGCGGAACTCCGTCTGTCGGCGTAGCTCGTCGAAGGCCGCAGTGTCCAGGTTAAAGTAGAAGGCCTGGGCATTGGCTTGCAGCGGCTGCAGGATCAGCAAGTGTGGGAACGGTTTGACCGCTTCCGCCAAGGGTGTGGCATTCGGTGCCAGTGCGCTGGTGGGCAAGATGTTCGCTAGGTTCGGACTGACCTTGCCGGCGATCTGGTTGATTGCCGTGCTGGCCCGAGCGGCCTGTTCCTTCAACGTGCCCAGGCGCTCATCAATCGCCGACATAGCGCGCGTTGTTTTGCTGTAGGTCGACAGCACCTCACCGACCTTGGACTGCGCCGTGCCGATCCCACGCATCACCCGCTGCAGTTTTTCACCGACACCCGGCGGCACACCGGGAATGCTGGACAGCTCATCAGCCGCCCCGGTGATTTCGCCAATGGCGCCGTTCACCGGACCGAGCATGCCGTCGATGCTGTGCCGGCCAGCCTCCCCGGCCTGGACCAGGGATTTGAAACCGGATTGCAGTTGTTCCATGTAAGCCATGGCTATTCCTTAAACGTGAGGGGCATCAAACAGATTGCGCCGCGCCTGCTCCCGGCTGAACTCCTCGAACAGCTGACGCATGTACGGCATCATTTCCTGCGCCAGTTGCCGTGGATCCTTGACGTCGCCCTGCACGGTCACCGGCATGGTTGGGGCGAACGTCCAGGCCTGCTCGACGCGAGCCGGGTCGGGTTTTGCTGCTGCGCCGGCACTGAGCAATGCGGGCACTGCCGCTGCTGGTGGAGCCGTCACCAGCGAGCGAGCGACATCTCCAATCAAAGGGCCGGTGGCCGGTGTCGGCGCCAATTGAGCGAGCCGTGACATGCTCGGCCCACTGGGTTTCTGCAGAAGCAAGGGCGAGGGCTGAGCCAGACGTTCTATCGGTGCATCCGGCCCGCCGAATGCAGCCTTGCCCACTGCACTCCCCAGCTCCCCGCCGCCCCAACTACCCAGAAACCCGCCGATCAGTCCGCCGACAACGGTGCCAATCACGGGAACCACCGAGCCAATCGCCGCACCCGCCGCTGCACCGGCCAGCGTACCGGCCAAGGTTCCAGCTGCGTTGCCGTAGCCCTCGGCTTTCTCGTCGCGGGTCTCGGCGTTCTGATAGGTATCTGCTGCAATCAATCCCGCCTCGATCAGCGCCATGGGTGCGCCGACCTTGGCGAATCCGAGGCCTTTGCCCATCATGGCCTTGGGCGCAAACCGGCTAGCAGCGGCTCCGACGGGAGCCGTCGATGCGACATTAGCAATCGCTGACCGGCCTCCTCGCCCCCTACGGCCTTTCCCCCTACGGCCTTTCTTGCCCTGGGTATCAAGCCCGCCACCATCAAGCCCCCCCACCGGCATATTGGTCACGATGACTTTTTGCGGAATATTGGGATTACCCATCATCGAGCCACGTGCTACGTTCAACGCGCCTTTACCCATTTTGTACGCGCTCGCCACCGCTCCCAAGGTAACGAGCCCAGCGGCTAAAAGGGCTGCGCCGGCAACAACCGGTTTGTACTTTCCACCAAGGTCAGCCAGTGCATAACCCACTTTTCCGAGCCCATCAGCGACCATATCTGTCAGCGGTCGAATTGCATCACCGATGCTGATCATCGACGCTTCCACGCCATTGGTCGCTGTCTGCCACCTGCGGTTGGACGCCTCCCGCGCTTTCGCCGCGTCGGCCTCAATCTTGGCCTTGCCATCCGTGTCCTTGATGGTCGACATATCCGCCTTGATCTTGTCGCCATATTTGATCTGCGCGAGCAGACCCGCACTGGCGCTTTGATCGCTGACGATGTTCGCCAACCCGGCAGCTTCGGTCAGGGCGATCATGGCCTGCTCCTCTTCGGCACTGCCATCCACCGACGCCTTGATCTTGACCTTGAGCGCCTCGATTTTCTTGGCCTTGGCCGGGTCCTGCTTTCTGATCAACTGCTCGCTGAGCATGATGAACGCGTCGACTGGGTTCGCCGCCTTACCGCTTTTGGTCGCGGCTAGAATCGAGCCGGCCAGGTCGTAACCTTCCTTGGCGAACCGTTCCTGGCTGGTGCTGCTGATCACGGCGTTGAGCAGGTTGTTCATGTTGGTGGCCGCCGCCGCCGCATCCTGGGTTTGCGAGAACTGCGACTGCAGGCTGGCACCGAGGAAGCGCACCGCCTCGGGGCCCTCCATGCCCAGGCGCTTGATGTTGCCGAGCATGGCCGGCAGATACCGCGCCATCTCTTTGGGACCGAACGCGCCGATGTCACCGGCCGCTGCTACCTGGCCCAGCATCGCCGCCATGTCGCCCTGCTTGACTCCCGCCTCCTTGAAGGAGTTGATCAGGGTCGCGATGGTTTCAGGCTCCATGCCCTGGCCGTCGATCAGGTCGGCGATCTGCCCGGCATAGGCGGTGGCCACATCCCAATCCACGCCCTTTTCGATCAAGGCGCCGACCGACTTCGCCAGCAGTTGCTGACTCATGCCCTTCTCCGCCGCGACCTTGCTGATGCTCGCTGCTAGTTCGGCCTCATCGTCGGTACCGGCCGTGTGGGCCCACAACGACATCTGGCGGATCTGCGCCTGGTAATCGCCGGAGACCTTGGTCGGAATCGCCAGCGATGCCGTCAATGCCGCAGCTTTGCCGAGGGAGTTCTTCATCCCCTCTTTGCCTTGCTGGATCTGTGTATGGCCCAGCGCCTTGAGTTCCGCGCCACGCGCTACCTGGCCGAGGGCTTGGTATTCCTTGCGCAGTTTGCCAACTTCAATACCTTGCTCTTTCAGGGTTTTGAGGTTGCCTTCCAGCTTTCGCAGCAGGCCGTCAGCTGACGCGGCGCCGGTGTCGTGGGCCTTTTTCCATTCGTCCCGCAGGCGGATGGTGTCGCCGATGGTGCTCTGCAGCACGCGGGCCTTGGTGCCGGTTTCGCCGAGTTTCTTGATGCGGCCTTCAACATCCTTGAAGGCGGCGCCGACGGTGGAGCCGACGACGCCGCCGATGACTAGGCCGAGCGCCAGGTTATTTGCCATGGGATTACTCCGGGCAGGGATGCGGGGCTCAGTCCGTGAGCCACCAGATCATCGTGGAAAAGGGCATGGTCTCGATTTCGCTGGCCGCGAAGGAGAACTCCGCAGCCAGGCGTTTCGCGGCCCGCTTCTGCAGGGAGGCGTTAAACCCCGTCATCCTGCACCAGGCGAAAGTAGGCGGCTTGTAGCCGCTGGTAGTCCGTCAGCTTGAGCCCCTCCAGATCCTTGATGTCGGTTTCAGTAAGGTTGGCCAGGAGGATGGTCTCGCGTTGTTCGTCATCGCCATTAGAGGCGGACGCTGCAGCGCGCACGTCGCGAACCGTGGGTGCGCGCAGAATCAGGCGGTCTACCTTCACCTCTTTGATCTCGCAGGGTTTGGACAACGTCACCACCGCCCGCTCAAGATCAACGGCCAACCAGCCAGGTGTTTCATCCTTCCTCTCAGGAATACCGCTGTCCTGAAGTATGCGGGAATAGGCCGACTGCACCCGTCCGTAGTCAACCAACGTGAGACCATCAATGTCCTTGGTGCCCGCATTAGTCAGCGAGGCGAACAAGGTCACTTCACGCAATACCGCGTCATCGCCGCCTATCGCGTCCGAGGCGCGTACTTCCCGCAAAGTCGGTGCGCGTAGGCTCAACTGCTCGAGCCTCTCGCCGTTGATATCGGCTGGACGAGTGAGGACGACCGTTGCACTATCGGAGGTGACCGTGAGCCAGGATGGAAGTTGTTTCAGTTTTTTCATGAGATACCTTTCCGTTACAGACCCAGGTCGCGACGGACGCTGGCAAGTTGATCGACACCGTTGATGACCCGGACGCAGTTGACCGGATCGATCTCGTACATCAGCCGACCGGCGACTTCGAGCTTGTAATAGCTGACCGCCACGGCGTACTTGAACTCGCCGGCTTCACCCGCTTTCCAGTCGCCTGGATCAATCTCTTTGAGCATGCCGCGAAGGGTGGCAACCACCGCAGTGGTAGCGCCTCTCTGACCTTTAAAGGAGCCACGGAACACCGCGTTGAAGGCGGTCTGATCAGCAAGGCCGTAAAACTTCATGGCCTCAGGGCGTACGCCCTTGCCGGCGAAACTGGCCTCCAGTTTCTCCATGCCCTGATCCATCTCAACCGGAGCATCCATGCCCCCGGCGCGATGCTCCTCGGTTTTCAGGGTCATCTTGGGAAGGGTCACGCTGGTGATATCCCCGGCAAAGCTGACGCCATCGATATGGGCATTCATGTTGTAGAGCGTTTGCGGAACCATCGGCGGCTCTCCTTTATGCGTTGGTGTCGAGAACTTCGGTCAGCCACTGGTTGGTGACCTCGACGCGGAAGTTGGGGTTTTCTGCCGGCGGTACATCGGTGAATCGGATGTTCCAGTACACCTTGCCCTGCTCCAACTGGCTGGCCGTGTTCAGTACAGGGTCGGCGAACACCTCGAAGTTGATCACCGCCCCCTGGTTTTTCAGGTCACGCATGAACGCCGCGAGGCCTTCGGTCACGTCGCTGACGTAGGTCCTGGTGATCGAGCGGTCAACCGCCCATTTGTGGCCGTAGAGGATCGCGTCCATGACGATGTCCATGGTCCGAACACGGGTTACGAACGCCCACTTCGGATCGCTGGAACAGGTGCGGTTGCCCCACAGGCGGTAGCCGTCATCACGGATGATGGTGGTGATCTGCGCGTTGTTGAGCAGGTTCGCCCGGCAGGTTTCGTCGCCATCCAGGAACTCAATTGGTCGGCCCGTACCGGTGACGCCGACAAACTCTTTATTCGACGGCGAGGCCCAGAAGCCGTACTCCGAATCGGTCCAGGCGAAGAGCCCGGCGACCCAGGCAGAACTGGGTGCGTCGATGGTGGCGCTGAGCGCGGTGTCCCAGTACTGCACGCCAGGGTCGACCAGGAACACGCGCTTGCTGCCGAAGTTCTTGCGGTAGTCCATGGCCGCTTCGTCAGTGGTGTTGGGGCCGTCGATGATCGCCAGGGCACGCAGCTTGTCGCTCAGGGCCACAAGCTCAGTGGCGACGGCCAGTGTCGCTGTGTGTTTGGGTGCGGCCAGCAAACGAGGCTGCGCGTTAAAGCGGCTCTTGCCGTCGAGCAGCGCCTGCATACCGGTACGGGTGCCGTTCGCCAAGACCCCGCCAATGATGGCCGAGGTCTGCGCGGCGGCGTCGGCCAGCTTCTCCACGCCGCAGGCGACGATCACGGCCTTGGAGCGAACATAGATGGCCTTGACCGCCTTGGTGATCGCCGCATCTGGCCCCCAGGCGGCGATGGCTTCGCTTTCGCGGGTGATCAGCATCAGTTGATTGGGCAAGGCGCTGGCATTGGGACCAGGCGTGAAGGTGTCGCAAAGCCCGATGATGGACGAGGACGGCACCGCGATAGGCCGCGTGCCGGTGTCGACGTTGGTCACGGTGACGCCGTGAAAGAATCCACTCATGATTGAACTCCAGAAACGAGAAAGCCCCGCATAAGCGAGGCCGTAGGTTGTTCGTGTTAGGCGTAACGGAAAAGAAAACGCCCCGTCAGTGCGGGGCGTTATTGGATCAACTCAGCCAGCCATGCCGGCTGTACCGGCCGGTACTCGACTGCCGGGAAATGTTCCGATTCGGGCCAGTCGCGCAGATCCTGGCGGTAGCCCTGCAACTGCTTGTACTGCTCGGCAGTGAGGGTTGTAGGGCGCTCGGCCTCCAGTTCGTCACGGTGACGCGAGATCAGCGGATCAGTCAGCAGCAACGCCCGGTCACGGAGGGCACGCTCGCGGTTTTTCAGATCCTCTACTGTAGGCGGCGGCGCTGGTGCTGTACTCGGACGCCCCTTTTTGTCAGGTACAAGGATCGACCCGCCCAGCGAAAGTACCCGGTAGATTTCGTCATGTTCTTCCTGAGAAACGTCCACTAGCTCGGATTCTGGCGGCAACAAACACTTGGGGTTGGGCACTACAATCAACGGAGGTACAGCGCTGTAATCTGGCGTTTCAATTAACGGCGCCACTGCGTCAGGATCAGGCACAAAAATAGTTTGACCTACTGATTCATCCCCCTCGATCCAGGCAGGGTTTGGAACTGAAATAGTTGGGCGAATCCACTCAGGATCGGGAACGCAGGTATTTGGCTGTATCCAATTCGGATCGGGAACCGTAATTTCTCTAGCTCCGTGTAACACATCGTTGAAGAACGTATTATCTTTGCAGCTATAGAATATTTTCACGTTTTAATCACCTCGCGCCTCAACAATTGCAACCATCCCCGTTTGAAGCACCGACGCCCACTCCTCCACGCGCATCATGCAACCCGTGGGGGTAGCATCATAATAAGTGCCTACTGCCGTACACCAGCCAGTACTCGAAGGAATCTTAAAAGTAATCTGCGCATTTAAAAATCTGTTAGGAAATTTAAAAGGCCACGCGACGCTCAAGGTTTTTGTAGATGAAATATCATCGACTACGACCTCAACCCATTGCTTGATTTCTCCAGTGTCTGCGTTCTTACTCCATCCGTTAGCAGCGAGAAGCGCAGTGTCTTTCGGCCTGTTACCGGAGTGCCAAAGCGTGTGGGCCACCAGGCCCATAGATGCGCCACCAACCTTAAACTGATTGTCCGTATCAAGACCCAAATAGGCTGCATAGACGCCCGCGCGATGAAAGCATATGGACGCTGACGCGGCTGCATTGCCCTCGTTGGAAACTTGAAAAGAACCGGTATTAACAGTGTTAACTGTACCTATAGCGCCAGTATTCCCCGAACCAAAGATCGGATTTGAAAACGAGGGGACGTTTTGTCCTTTCTTAATGTATTCAGATGGCTTGAAGTTGTTTTCACACCAAATGAATCCAAGATCGCTTTCATCTACTGTTGCTTTAAGTCCATTCGAGGACCACCCAATTTTAACTTTATTAGTGGCCTGCCCAATCCCGCCGCCCTGTTGAACAGGTGTAAAGTCAAGACGCCTTTGCAAAAAAATAGCAGCATTGGCAGTCTTGCTCCAAATGTACGGGTATTCAATGTTTGCCGACGCAAACCCTACGCCAGTAGCGTCATCCCCGTTTACTTTTGAGTCCGGAGTAAAGTTGCCAGAGTGCCACAGAACACGATAAGCAGCGGGCCCACCGGCGCCCGTGTACCTAATTCTAAAATCCTCCGCAGTAACACTTGATACAATATCGAGACAGTAAGCCCCAGCCGGACCCGGATACTTTATATGCAGACCTACTGCATAGGTCATACTTGCCGGAATATCAGTAGTGTTACCTTCCGAAGCCGCAAAAAACTGAGTTGTAGGAAGGCCTGAGATTGCGCCCGCGACCATCGGAGCGCTGGTCATCAAACCACCCGTCCCAATCGGCATGGCATCCGTAATACCCGCGCCAGCGAGTGTCGTGGGATTCGTTCCCGCAATAACGCGACCGAGCTTGTCCACGGTCACGCTACGGTAGGTGCCAGCGCCAATGCCTGTACGCCCCGCAACCATTTCAAAGGTCAGCGCAGTGGTGCCAAGCATAATCGGCGCATCCGTCACCAGTTGCCAAACGCTGTCGCCGTTGGCCGTGCCCTTCTCGACATGCACAAACAGGCCCGGCGTCACTTCAATACTAGTGTCAGCATCCTGGGCACGTTTCCAGGCACCGCTGGCCGGCACAAGGTAAATACCGTTGTCCTTCGCCTGGGCCTGATTCTTCACCAGAACACGGGTGTCGGCCGACAACAACACACCGTCGATTGTCTGGATACCAGTCAGGGCAATGTTTGCCGTGGTAGCCACAAGCACCGAATGCTTGAAGTCCTGCTTGTTGATCGCCTCGGTGACCGCTAGATCAACATACTCGCGAGTCGCCAGGACGATGGCGGGGTCGATCTTCAACACGATGTTGTTGATACTGGAAACAATGAAGTTCATCCGCACAATCTGTGTGCGGCCTGATCCCTGGTCCAGCAGCGATTTGTAGCTAGGCGCACAATTGGAAACCGCGACCAGGTCGCCGTCCGAATCGTACACGCCGATTTCGCGAATCCACCAACCGCCGACGTCTGCTGGGATCACCTGCTCGGCGATGATCACCGCTGCGTTAGCAGGATCGACACGCAGTTGATTCAAGGGTGCCCGACGTTGCTCGTTGATAAGCTTGGTCTGGGTCGCGCTGGGCATCGGATCAGTGCCGTTGGCATCGCCCACACCCAGCTCTGTGAGATTCCAGGGAATGCCCAAGGCATTGGCGTTCGCCAGCTTCGTGGCCCCCACGTTGGTGAGGATCGCCATAAATTGCGAGTTGCGATCAATCATGGGTAAACGTCCAGAGTGTCTATGCTGTGTTCGCGCCCGACCACGCCGATGTAGCCCGTGACTTCGATGTCACGTTGCACGGGTGGGTAGACGTCGATTACGTCGCCTTCGTAGAGGGCGACACCGATGTTCATGGCGCCTTGGGTTTCGAGGCTAATCGCGAGTCCGGTCAACGGCCGACTGACGGGTTTGGCGTCGTCGATCAGACGCTCCAGCTCCAGGTACATCTCTTCAGTGATGCCGGTGTCCAGTACGCCGACCTTCAAGGCGAAGGTGCCGGGGATGCCCTTGGGCGTGGTCTGCCACCACTCCAGCACCTCGATCAGGTAACCGAGCGGCTCGACCACCCTGCGCAACGCGCCGATGGTGCCCTTGTGGGCATGCACGTAAAACGCGGAGCGGATGGCGGAACGCTTAACGGCTTCTGACCATTTGTTGTCCCAGCGGTCGACCGACCAAGTCCAGGCCAGCCAAGGCAGCAGATGCGCCGGACAGGTGTCAGGGTTGTACAGGGTGCGGAGCGGGATCTCGGTTTTCTCGGCCAGGGCGGCCTCAATGGCGCGTTCCAGTTGTGTGCTGTTCAAGGGGAGCAGACTGGTCATGTGGAGCCCCCTAGGACCACGCTGAAACCTGTGCAATAGGCGGCTTGGAACTTGGTCGGTTTCAGGTCGACCCAGTTTTTTAGCTCGACCCGGCCGACGCCACCGACATGCAGCTGCGCGTCAATAGCAGATCGGGCGACTTCCAGAGCCAGGCGTTTACGCGGATTGATCCAGGCCGCGAGGCGCTTGATCGCCTCAGCCAAGAAGGCATCGTTTTCAGGACCGGCACCGGTCATATGCAACACCGCATCAATCCGGTACTCCAGGATCTGTGCGCTTTGCACCGTAAGGCGGTCGCCCACCGGACGAATGTCATCATCACTAAGCTTGGCGTATACCTGGTCGAGCAAAGCCTGGTCGGCTTTGCCGTTGCCGGCGAGGCTCAGCACAGTCACCACCACTACGGCCGGTGATGGGCTTTCTGCCGTGGCATCAGCCACCAGCGCCGAGGCGTTGCGCGCATGGAAGATGTAACTGTTACGCGGGCCGGCGGTGGTCAGCCCTTCATACACCAACTGGATACGCTCACGCAGGGCATCGTCCGATTCCCTGACCTCCTCCACTGGCGGCACCGCCTGCAGGTTGGCCGGTTGAATCACTAGGCGCTGGAGTTTGACGTTGGCTGCAAGCTGGTCGAGATCTGCCTTCTCGGCGTACGCCAACATCAGCGCCTTGGCCGCATCGTTAACCCGTGCCCGGTTCTGCATCTTGCCGTACGCCCCCAGCTCCACCAGCTTGACTACCGGGTCGCTCTCCAGCGCTGCCGACCAGTTGACGCCCATGTGCCCACGAAAGGCAGCTAGCCCTTCTTCGTACAACGCTTCGTAATCCAAGGCCTCCAGCACCTGCGGCGCCGGCAGTGCCGATAAATCCACTGTGCTCATGCCGACACCTCCAGCAGCAGGCGTTCGCCTTGGTATTCACCGGTTAATTTGAAGTCGATGCGCCCGCTGACGATGGCAACGACCTGCACCTGTTCGAGCTTTAGCCGCGGCTCCCAGCGCCCCAGCGAACGAGCCGCCTCGGCCTGTACTGCACTCTTCCAACCAGCGTTAACCGGCAAGTCGACAAAGCGCCGGATCTGGCTGCCGTATTCAGGTCGCATCCGCCGACTGCCGACCGGCGTGGAGAGAATGTCCCCGATGGACTGCCGGAGATGGTCGAGCCCGGACAGCGGTTGACCGGTGCGGCGATCCATTCCGATCATCAGGGTTACTCCTGCACCATTTCCGGGTGGGTCATAAGGAAAGCGAGCTGCTCGTCGGTGGTGGCCGTTACGCGGGCCTTGCTCACGGCCATAGTGCTGCCATCGGGCAGCACCAATGTGCGGGAGGTAAAGAGCGTGTCGCGAAACACGCGGCCTGGCCCAATCTCGTCCTGGCTGTCGGGTTTGTTCCTGCTCATCAATGGATGCTCCTAAAACGAAAAACCCGCACTAGGCGGGTCGGAATCAATGTTTATGATTTGGCGAGTTCCCGCCGGCATCAATGATCTTGCCGGCACCATAAATATCGCCGGTCGTGTTCAACTGGCCGTTGATCAGAGTTGCACCGTCGATGGTGACTGCGCCCACCAGGTTAATCGCCCCCGATACAAGTCGCGTACTATCCGGTGTCATCTCCAGCACCGAGCCACCGACCTTGACCGTGACGGTGCCGGCCGGCAGGTCGATGGTATAGCTGTGGGCCTCCCAGTCGTAGACCAGGGAGCCGCCATCGTCGAACCGCCAAACCTCGACATGGTCACGGTTGTCCGGTTGCGCGCCAGCATTGCCGTACAGACCGGGGAGGAACGTGCCCATAGCCGGCTCGCCGCTAGGGCTGATCAACGCGCCCTGCTCGCCCAGGCTCGGCACGCGCCAGTGGCGCGCCTTGCCAGCAGCCTGGCTGTGCCAGCGAACCCAGGCGCTGGTCCAATCGCCCGACTGCACACGCACCATGGCGGCAGGCAAATCTACCGCCACGACAACGCAGGGCAGCACGGTGGAAGCGATCATCCGGTCATGCTGGGCGGTGGCGTAACTCATCGCAGATCCTCCGGCCGGACCTGCCCAACACCCGGCCCCAGATCGATGACCAGAGAACCCGGCGGTTCATCCGGCCACGGCCACTCCTCGACGCCCAGGTAAACGGTCTGATCCCACTCCACCAGCCAGACGAAGTAGCCGTCCAGTTCGGGCTTGGTCCAGTCCTGGGTGGAGCGTACGAACTGCGCGCAGTCGACCTCCAAGCCCCAGCTTTGCCCCCGCAAAAGTACCGCTAATTGAGACGCCAGCTGCACAGCTTGCCGTTGCGGGTCCGTGCTGATCGAGTCGACGATGATTCGCGCCTCGAACTTGCAGGTCAGCGAGGTTTCACCGGTACCGGTGTCCTGCGCCGGCTCCATCTCGGCCATTTCCAGCAGCACCACGGGCGTTGGGAGGGTGGTCTCCGCCGACAGATCCGGCCAGAACGACACGCCCTGAATCCCCGGTAGATGTTCCTGCAGATGCTGCTCGATGGCCCCATACAACTGGTCAAGGCTGGAAGGCTGATCAGACACGGGCGACCCCCTTGAGGTACTTCTGCAGTTCAAAGTTGAGTTCTTGCTTGAGGATCTCCAGCAGGATTTCATCGGCGCGTTTGACCCAGCTATCGAAGTGCGGTCGCACTTGGTCAAGCGACACCTTGGCTTTCGCCAGCGGAAAGCGGTTATCGCTTTCCGCGATGAAGCCAGAGCTGCGCCGCCCCTGTGTACTGCCTGGGTAGTCCGTGGCGTTGAAATGCTTGCTCGACGTGCGGATCCAGATATCAGGGCTGCCCCCATACACCTGCTTGAAGAACGCGCCTTGGTAACGTCGCCCTGCCACTGACACACCGGCACGGGTTTGCCGAGCCTTCCCGATCCGACTGGCCTCGATTGCGTTGACCCCGAACCACAACTTGCCGCGCATCGCCCCGCCGCTGACCGGGTACGCCCGAAGGCGTTGCCGGACGGCGCCGATGGCAATCCGCTCCTGCTTACCAACTGCTCGGGCGATGTGAGTGCGCAGCCTGCCCAGCGTCTTATTGATTGCTCGACGCTGGGCCGCTGCAGCAGCTTTGGGCACTAACTGCCCGAACTCGCGTAACGCCTGGGAGTGCACCGCTGACGGCTGGATGTTGAGCATCCCGCTGTCTCGCGTCTTATGTACGTAACTGCCGACGCTCATGCACGTTTCCTCAAGATCAGGGCCACCAGTCCATTGCCGTTGGGCTCCAGGTGCAGCAGGTCGTATTCGCCACCACCATCTAGTGCCGGCACGTCGACCGTGACCCGAAGGCCTTTGATGAGACCTTCCGAATCCTTAACGCGGATCTCAAAGCGAGGCTCGCGTATGGCGGAGTGGACCTTGCCGAACGCGGGTTGCTTCCAGGGTGCCGAGAACATGCCCAACACCGGTTCGGCGCGGCCTTCGATCTGGGCACTGTCGCCCAAGGTCTCGAAGACCACATCGTCGATATCGTCGATCAGATCGCGGAAGGCCACGGTCACATGTCCAGCAGGATCTGCGCCAAGGGCCGCGTGCACATGTGCAGCGGGTTGGACTGAGCTTCACCGGCCATGCCTTTGTTGAAAGGCAGTGGCTCGATCTTGCTGTAATACGGAACACCTTCGGTGTTGACTGTTTCCATGTAGTCGGCCGGTGCGAATACCGAAATGTACAAGTCCGGTACGCCTTCAGGGATCAGCAGCGCCTTGTCATCGTGCACAAAGGTCATCCCGGCGATTTTGCCGCGATAACGCTCCCAGGTGATGCCACCGTAGTCGAAACTTTCACGAGCATCACCTCGCAAAGCAGCTGCTTGTTGGGTGTTGAGGTAAGTTTTTTTCACCTCCTCAATTTCCAAAAGCGCATTCCAAAAATTCTTACCGCAGAAAGCACGAGAGCCGCTGCGGGTCACGCTGCCCAATGCGTCCTCTTGCATATCCAATGCCTCACCACACTGCACGCGAAACGACTTCGTCTCACCGACCAAGCCCATCGACAACGACTTTCGCTTAACGCCAAAACGGTCATACAAATCGAGCAGCACAGTCTTGCCATCCGCATCGTAGATTTTGCCGTTAAGCGCACCAAGGCGCTGAAACTCGTGAGTAACGTCTAACTGTCGACGAGCCTTGGCCAGTCGCTTGTTGACCACGTCCTGCACCGACTGAAGCTCGGAACGCGTGCCGAAGGCACGAATGCCCTGGATCTCATCAGCCTTGATAGTGAAGCGTTGTGGCAGGTGTACGGTATTGAAAGGAATCAGCGTGCGCTTGGTACCACCGACCACCAGACCGGACGTACCCCGTTCACCCGCCGGCACCAATGCCAAGGTGTCACCGTCCTTTTCGATCTGTACCGTAAGGGTGGTAATACCCTCCTCTTGGAACAAACCCAGGCTGCCGATACGTCCAGGCACGTACTCCTGTTCGTTGATTGCGGCGGTCAGCGAAGATACCGAGAACGCATCGTCATTGAAGATTTGAATGTCAGCCATGAAACATGTCTCCAGAAAACAAAAAACCCGCAAAATGCGGGTTGAAGGGGTTGAACGATTCGCCTAGCGGACGATCACGTTTCGAGCGTTCAGCGCTTTTTCAGCGGCGGGGTCCAGGCCGGTCAAGTGTGCTTCGCTGACCTCCGCCAGACGCACCACCGCACGTCCTCGGCGCACCACGTCCGACATGCTTAATGGTCCGAAGAGGATCGCCTGGGCGTTCTCGCTACCGTCTTCAGCTGTGGGGTTATATGGCGCGAACTCACCAGTAGCAGTGACCAAACCGAGGATCTGTCCAGGTTCCAACGCAGGGCCGGCAGCGACGTTGATAGCTTCGCGGGAAATCGTGCCAGCGCCTTCGGACAGCAGGAACTCACCTGCGTGCATCGATTCAATTTTCATGCTCTTGCTCCTTTCGAGTTACCGTTCTGCGCCGCCTGACGGGTTGCCCAGATTGAGTGAGTGTCGACCTGTTTGGCCTTGATCGTTGGGGCTGGATCATCGTCCAGCGGCAGGCTGTTGTTGATTTCAAACCCGCCACCACTGCCGACCAGCTTGTCGAAGAGCCGCGCACGAACTGCAGCTTCATCCAAGCCCGCCGTGATGAATTCGCAGGTCAGCTCTGGCAGTCGTGCCGCGACACAGAGGCCGTGCAAGGCTTTTGCATTGCTCAGAGCTGCCTGGATCACCGCTTCGCTTTCCAGCTTCGTCGCAGCGAGTATCGGGTCCACCAGGTTGCTGATACCGGCCGCTGCACATCCCTGCGTGATCATCAGCGCCAACTTGGCAGCATTCAGCACAGGGGCAGGATCTGGCTCAGGCGGTTCTACTTCAGGCTCCTCATCTAGTTGGGCGAGCAGCTCGGGCGGGGCATTCTGGAAGCGCTGCAACACACTGCCCTGTCCGAGACAGGCGCTGACCTTTAGGCCGTCACCCACCTCATCAGCCAGACCCAACGCTACCGCTTCATTGGCAGTGAGCCAGGTCTCGGCGTTGACCATGCGCCGCAGCTCCGCCTCATCGATATCCGGCGCTTTGGCTTTGTAAGCCGCGATGATCGCTTCCAGGGTCTGGTCCAGCACATCGGCGACGCGGCGGAAGTCTTCGGCATCGCCACCGGTAAAGGTATAGGGGTTGTGAATCATCAACATGGCGTTGGCCGCGATCACTACCCGGTGAGCGCCGCACACCGCGACACTTGCGGCGCTGGCTGCCAGCGCATCAATGCGCCCGGTACAGCGCTCGCCCAATCGCGACAGCGCGTTGTGGATCGCCAGGCCATCAAACAGGTCACCGCCGATACTGTTGAACGCGACGATCACTGGTGACGCACCATCATCCATAGCGCGCAGATCCTGCACGAACTGATTGGCGGTGACGCCCCAAGCGCCGATCTCGCCATAGACGAATATCTCGATGTTGCGCTGCTCGGCTTCGCCGCTGGCCTGGAAGGTGTACCAGCTTTTATCGGCGACTTTTACCTGCTTGCCCGCCTTGTCATAAACGCGGGGTTTAACTTTTTTACTCATGGTTGTTCCTTGTCATCGATCACCTCGATGGCTTCAAGAGTCGTGTAGTGGAGGCCAAGGTCCGTGGCCCTGACGAGATCAGCAGCGTTTTCCATATCGACCGTTTCAGCGTCGTAGCCGGTACGCAGCACCATCTCGCTGCGTGAGGCAAAGCCCGCCTGTACTTCCATCCGCCGCGCCTGCACGTCCTGCACCGGTTGGATGTAGGCCCACCCTTGCGGCACCCAACGCGTGCGCAGGTATTCACGCCGACGTTGCGCGTAGTCCGGCAGCACCAGGGCGCCAGACAGCACCGCCATGTCCATCCAGGCAGCTCGCACCGGGCGACACAGCTGATGCACATACACGCCGAATTGCAGTTGCTCCAGACGGCGCCGGAACTCGTTGAGCACCACTCGCAGCGCCCGGTCGTTGACCTCCCGCATGTCGCCGGTGAGGATCTCGTACGGCGTGCCCGACCCTGCCGCCGCAGCCATCAGCTGCTGACGCATAAAGTCCGGGTAGTTATTGCCGGCGTCAGGTGGTTTGGAGAACTCCACCTCTTCACCTGGCCCCAGCTCCTGCATGGTGCCGGGCTCCAGGGCGACCATCGGCGTGAAGCCATCGCGGTCGGTGGTCAGGAGTTGCCCCGTGACAGGGTCACGCGGTTGTTGCCCCATCTCCGGTGATGGCCGCTTGATGAAACCGGCAAACAGGTTCGCCACTTCCTGACGGAACAGCACCGCGTCATCGTAGTTATCCAGGCTGCGTAGGCGCTTCAACACCGGGGCCAAACGCGGCACGCCGCGCAACTGTCCGGGCTCCATCGGTTCGAAGATATGCAGTACCTGCGCCGCTGGTACACGTACCAGCTGGTTGTAGCCGGTGTTCAACGACGACGAATCCCGTGGGTGCGAGAGGTACATCCAATACGCCACTCGCTTTCCGGCCGGGTTGAACTCAATCCCGGCGCGGATCACGTTGCCGTTTTTGGCGGTCTCGAACTTGTCGTGTGGGACAAACTCAGGGGCCAGCGCCTGCAGCTGCAGAGGCACCGCCAAGCCTTCGCTCGGACTGCGCGGCCTGAGCCGCACAAAACACTCTCCGGCCGTTTCCACGGTGCGCGCCACCAGGGCCTGCATGCCGTAGAAGTCCGTCAGCTCGTCGGCGTCGGCCTCATCCACCCAGTCATCCCACAGCTGTTGCTTGATTTTGCGCAGTGCCGCGTCATCCGTCGTCGGCCTAGGCGTGATGCCGGTGCCGATCAGGTTGCTGACGCGTTTGTCGATGACATTGAACGCATACGGATCATTGCGCACCGCCGCCCGCGAGCGAGCGCGCAGGTTGCGCAGGGCTGGAGTGTTGATGCTGTTGATGCCGCTGTCGCTGGCTTCCCAACTGGCCGAGCGCCGGCCCTCCCCGGCGCCTTCGTAACTGGCCTTGATGTTCGACGGCAGCAAGAATCCATTACGGGTGAGCGTCGGATAATGTCGGGCCATTAGAGTCCCTTGCCTCCGTGGGTAAGTCGAATCACGCGAGAGCGCGGTCCGGCAGCGTTGATCAGTGACGTTCGGATCTCGTCACGGGCTTTGAGCAGTTCGTCGATGGAGCGGTACTCCACCGTGCGGTCGCTGTAGCGCACGGTCTTTTCACCGCGTGCGATGGCGCGCTCGATGGCTTCGAGGTGCTTTGGGGTAAACGACATATCAGCGTCTCTTCAGATAACCGCTGGTGGAGCTGCGGCGTTGTGGGGGTGCAGCGGGTCGCGGTTGGGCGACGGGTTGCGGTGCAGGCTTCGGTATCTCGGGAGCCTGCTCGGCGACCGTGACACGTTCGGCTTCGACCACCTTTTCATCGAACAAACCGGCCTGGGCCAGCGAGTTCCGCACCCGCTCCCAGTCGTGCTCCTGGTAACGGTTGATGCCGAGGTAATGCGCCATCGCCAGGTTGTACACCATCAGATCGAGCGCTTCGTTGCGCTCGGCCTTGCCTTTGATCCACTCGATACGCTTGTGGCCCCGCACATACTTGGCAACCTTGCGCTCGGCCACGCACTGGGCGAAGAACTCGTCCGGCAAGTCGTTGGCGAAGTGCAGTGCGCCTGGCCCGGATTCGAACGGGTAGCGGTTGTAGATCCAGTCCTTTGCTGTGTCGGTGCCGACAAACCACAGCTCTGCGCCACCGCGTTCGGTCTGTCCTTTCCAGGTCACATCAACCATCGAAGGCCGCTGAGCGATCACCGGCTTGCCGGGCTTGCTCGCGCCCTTAATGGCGAAGATGTTGCGCCAACGCCGTACGCGGCAGAACTGATACACCTCATCCGTGTGATGGCCACCGGAGTCGACAGCAACCGCAAGAATGCCCAGGCCAACGCCGCAAGGGTGTCGATAGCGCTCCTTGAGCAGCTCGTCGAGGACAGCCCAGGTACGCTCATCTGATGGGTCACCGGCGATTACTCGGTGATCGATGACCCAGCGCTCCATGCCGACACCCCAGCCCATTGCCATGAATTCCAGGCGATCAGCCTGCACGTCGACAGAGCCAGTGATCATCATCACAGCAGCAGGTACCGCACCGAGGGAGAAACCCTCCCTACGAGCCCGCTCAATCAGGACCGATGCCTTCGTCTGCTCTTGTGCACTGTCCCAGACCTTTGCCAGACGAGTGTTGTAGAACACCTGCATGGGTTCAAGGTCACCCTTAGCCTGAGCCTTTTTGGCCTTTTCGAACTGCTTAGCCAGCGACCGCCAATCCATCCACCCCGGCGGCGAATACAGCGCATTGAGGTGGAATCCCACGGTCTCACCATCGCCTTGGGTGTGGGAGCGCCATTCACCCTTGGCTAACATCTGTCCCTTGAAGTGCTCTTCGATCAACACATCGCAGTCCAAACCGGACGCAGCGCATTTGTAATGCACCAAGCTAAAGTCGGCTGAGTAGAGAAGGTTTTCCCATTGAAGCACCTGCATGTGGCCACAGTGGGGGCATGGCACGTAGTAATAACGCTGGTCGCTGGATTCAAACAGATCGGCAATGCGTGACGCGCCCTTAATCGTCGGCGAGCTCGAAAAATAGAACTTTGCGTTGCGGCCAAAAGTACTACCCCGCGTTTCCGCTAGTTCGATAGGGTCACCCTCATCGCCCACGTCGACCTCCCAGCGATCAACTTCATCGCCGTAGATGTAGCGCGCCGACAACTCGGCCAAGTTGGCCGCAGAGCCCGCAGTGGTGACATACAGCGAGCCGCCCTCGAACTCCTTGGTGTCCATGGTGTTTCGTGAATCTCGCGACCGGCTGGAGGCAACACGCTCGCGTAGCACGGGAGTGGCCTTGATAGTTTTACTGATCCGAGACGACACCCGTTTCGCCAGTCCTAGGCTGGGAAGCAGCGCAAGAATGTTGGACGGCGCCATATGGATTAAGCCGCCCATCCAGTTCAATCCGATCTGCGTTTTCATTAACTGGGAAGCGACCATCGTTATCACGCGCTTGCATGGGTGAGCCGGCGAAAGGCAACGCATGGGCTCGCGAGCATAAGGTGTACGCGAGGTTCGGTATTGGCCTGGCTCAGCGGCACCCGAGTCACGCGGGATCCGCATGTATTCGTCAGCCCACTGGTCAATCCAGACGTCCGGATCGGGCTGGAGCCCACGGAAATACGCCTCACGGTACACCTCTGCACCATCAGGAATTTCCGTGTGCATGGGGTTAACTCATGGTTAGTGCATGTTCAAGGTCAGAAGTAGACATACGTTCAGCGTCCTCCAGCGAACGCCGGATGGCAGCTGTCAAATGCCTTTCGATTACCCAAGGGTCGGTCATTGCAGCCAGCTCTGGGGCAAGCTTTGGGGGCATCCCAAGCAGTTGATCACGCAACAGACGGCCCGCATTGTAGGCACCTGTTTCCACTGCTTCGCGATCCACCAGGGTGCCTTGTTGTTTGCGATAGTTGTCTTGCTCCTGAAGAGCAAGGTAGTGCTCTCGCAGAGCGCGAGACTTCTGAAAGTCTACCGCTTGCCCAACTTGCGGCACCGCAGGTTCTTCGGCGGCTGTTTTCGCCTCTCGCTCAAGACGAAGCCGGTTATGACGGTCGGCGACAGCGGCTTTGCTGGGATCCGCCGACTCCGCCAGCAATGCCTCGGTAGCTTCCAGCTCTACTTTGCCGTCATCGGTCAGCACCAGGCGATCCTGATTAGCCAGCTTGGAAACATAAGATTTGGCCCAGCCACGTCGTGCCGCAAACTCCGTTTTGCTAATTACGGTCATGATGGAATCTCCTGTTCACCAATGAATCCGGAGTAGTTCACCTGTTCACCTCGGTTCACTAAGCTGGTGAACTGTTCGCTAACACTTTCCCGCGGGTTTCATGCCCCGTGTCCCTCGAATGCCCCCAGGGTCCCCGGCGACTTTTCGGCGCTTCATTTTGGTGTAGGCCACGTATTCCGTGGCCTCCAGCACATCATGCCTGACCGCTGCCCGAGGGCGGCACATCGCACACGCCCAGCCGCTTGGCGGCCCAGCGTTCGTACAAGCCGATGGCGACATCGGCGCCGGCCATCGCGGTAAGGCATCCAATGCTCCCCGCCGCCAGCACCGACATGCCCGAGGCGTGCAACAACATCATGGTGGAAAGCCCGCAGACCACGCAGGCCCCGGAGCGGAGCAGCAAGCGGCGAACCAAAGACCAACCGCTCACCCCCGCCTTGTCGGCCCGCCATGCCTCGCCGGAAATCCCGCCGACCAAGGACAGTAGGATCACCATCCAGACCGGCATCTCAATAAGCGCTTGCTGCTCGTTCGTCATCGCCCTACCCCATAAACGCAAAAACCCGGCGCAATGGCCGGGTTCAGTGTGGTGGTGTGTCCCGCTGCTTGCGGTCGCACCTATCGAAGATGGGTACTTTTTACAGGTGGATTATCATGGCAGCAAGCGGGTTTTAATGCCATGGAGCAATACGGGTGCGACATGGGTATGACGCAGGTGCAACGGAGGGACAACGCATTCAATCGGCTATCGCTTCTGATGCCCTGTCTGACCTGTCCCACTATTCTGAATCGAAGTAGGACAGCTACAGGCGCCTGAATACGGGGCTCTGCCCTACTGTCCTACCTTTTTTACTTTTCTCTTGTGTATAGAGAGAAAGCTAAAAGCACGCGTGCGCGCCATGGGCGCGATTACGTGCCCGCTATGCTCATGTGTGCGTGGGGCGAGTGGAGGTTGGACAGTAGGACAGGTCAACAAGGGCGCGGCCTGCGCCTGTCCAACTGCGCTAAATGGCAGTCGGACAAGGGCGGACAGTAGGACAGAGGCACGCGCAGTGACGCCGAGGGTCATGCAGCCTTCCCCATCAGCATGCCGTCGATGGAGACGTGGGCTTCGTGGAGGCGCCGGTAATAGGTCGGCGCACTGCAACCGCAATGCAGCATCTTCTGCGAGAGGAAGCTTTCGTGGTTGCAGTAGTGCTCGCGCACGACGACCGACAGCTGCGGCGGCAAGTGTTTGTTGACGATCAGCTCGATGTCGGCCGATTCATCCAGCAGCACCCGACTGCCGCGTGTGCCACGTATCAGCTCACCCTTGCACTCCATCAGCATGGCGATCATGTTGCCGCCACTCGGCCCTCCCATGTTTTCCGGCATGGGTGAGTGCAGATCCTGCGCCCATAGTTTGAGCATCTCGTCGATTCGCTTAATCATCGAAGCATGGCTCCTCGATCACCGATTGCTGCAACGCAGACCCACGCCCCCAGCCCGCAGGCTTTTCATAGGCCCATGGCCGCACCCCGCTCTTGGGCAATGCCGGCATGCGCCGCTTGCGCCAACCCAGCCGATGCATGATCGCCCCGACCCGCATCTGCTCGGGTTTGCCCCAATGACCGAAGTCCAGCTTGAGCGCTTGGGTGAGGATCTCGTTGCCGGTGGCGGTCTCGCCGATCTGCGACTCTTCCATCCAGGCCAGGATTGGTCCTTCCCATTCGTCCACCACAAAGCGTTCGTCCTGGGCCTCGGCGAACATCTTGGATTCGTCCTTGTTCACCCACCAGATGTCGCCCGCCTCGAAGCAGAACAACGCCTCGGCCCATAGCTGGTCGCGGATCTCGCGCAGTTGCTCCAGGTCGACCTTGTTGCAGAACACCGGCCAATAGCGACGGTTGCCCGTGGCGTCCTTGAGGTATTCCTCTTGGTTGGTGGTGCCCACGAAAACACACTGGCGTGGCACGTCATTCGTTCTGCGGCCGTAGCTTTCGCGGTAGGTGTCAGTGGATGCGGAGAAGAACTGTTTGGCCTTCGTGCTCTCAGCCTTGTTGAAGCTATCAAGCTCGCCCAGCTCGACGATCCACTTCCCGCGAATCGCCTGGAAGCTGTCCTTGTCGCCGAGGGCAAAAGGAGTATCCATGAACCACTCACCGCCGAGGACGCCCATGGCCGTGGACTTACCAGCACCCTGCCCGCCTTCGAGGATCATCACTGAGTCAGCCTTGCAGCCTGGGCGCATTACCCGAGCGACCGCAGAGATCAGCCAGCGCTTGCCGACCTTCGCCGAGTACTCGCTGGCATGAACGCCCAGCACGTCGGTCAGCCAGGTTTCGATACGGGGCACGCGGTCCCACTCCAGCTTCCCGAGGTACTCGCGCACCGGGTGGAAGGCATGGTCGTGGGCAACCACGCTGACCGCCTCGATCACATGGGAGGCTTTGACCCGCAGGTTGTATTGCTGCGCGAGCCACTTCATAACCCGCATGTCATCGATATCGGCCCAATCGCCGGCACCACCACCGAAGGGGGCAGACCGCAGTTTGACGATCTTGGAGCTGAACACGCTGTAACCCATGACACCGGCCCAGCGCTCGTCGTTGCCCAGGATCAGCTCGACGTTTTGCATGTGCGCGATCAGGGAGCCGTTCTCGGTGCGGGCGAGTTGGTCTTTCCAACCGCCAGCTGCAGGAGGCTTTACCACCGCCAGCACCTGGCGGCGGACGGCCTCCAAACCTTCGGCGACGTGCAAGTCGTTGAAGTCGGTCCACTTGACCTCGCGCTCGCCGGAGAACACCGGGGCAACCACCTGGCCGCCGACAACCAGCGCAGCGTTGTTGGCCTTCTCTTCGCCTGGGTTCCAGGGATCGCCGTTGGGGCGTTTGGTCTTCCAGTCGTCATCGCGACAGATGATCAGCGGGCAGCCGGGGAAACGCTCGCGCATGGCCTTGGAGACCGGCAGCAGGTTGCCCGCGTCAAAGGCGATGGCGACGGTCAGCGAAGTCGCCATGTGCAGGCTTGCGCCAGTGGCGTAGCCCTCACACACCAGCACTGGCTCGCCGGGTTCAGGGTGTGGGCCGATCAGGTGGAAGGCGCCTTCCTTCGACATGCCGTATGGCCAATACGCTTTGTCCCGACCGGTGTCCTCTTGCTTCGCGGGGAAGATCACCTGCAGGCCGACGATCTGGTCGCGCACATTGCACATGGGTACCAAAAAAGCGCCGCTACGTGGCGCATAGCGGACCTTGAAGCCAACGATCTGCTTTCGATCCAGGTAGGCGCTCTTGCCCTTTTCGGGCATGCGCTTGAACAGGCCGGCGGCACGGTTGGCCGCTCGACGTGAAGCGTTGGCCGCGATCTCGGCGGCCTTGCGCTTGGCGTCTTCCTGGCGGGCGCGCATGACTTCGCGCTCTTCCGGGCTCATGCGCCCGGCCTTGACCTTGATCTTCTGGGTGTCGCCGGAGCGCCAGTCACCGAAGCTGCCGAAGATCAGCGTCTCGTTCTTTTCGGTGCGGTGTTCGTGAATGACGTACCAGCCGTTCTTTTCCTTGCCCTTATCCTGGGTAGTTTTGCAGCGGGTGAGTTTTCCGAATACGAGGGGTTGAACAGGCTCGAGACCGTAGTCCGCGAACTGATTGAGCACGTCATCGAGCATAACGGGAAGACCTCAGATCATCAGCGGTTTTACACCCAATGCACAGCGTGCAACCGGGTTGTGCCAAGCGGCGCGCCTCAGGAATAGGTTCGTCGCACTCATCACAGAACATCAGGGAGTGCTGGGCCGTACTGGACATCAGCGCCAAGCGTGCAGCCACGGCTTGATCGATCCGTTCCTGCACTAGGTCATTTGCAAAGTCAGCGATATCAGCCACGTTCCACCCCACGAGTCGTCTGGTTTACGTAGCGGGCGCGGTTGTACATGCCCAACAACCCCTGGATACCGCGAAACACCAACTGGCGAATCTCGGCCAGCTCGCCGTCATCGACCTTGCCGTCGCCAATGTGCTTGGCCCAGGTCTCGGACAAATCCGCAACCTGCCGAAAGAACTGCGCGATCCCCGTGGTGAGGGTTTCAGGCATGTCGTTGGTATACGCCTCGGCCAGCTCCTGCCAGATCGTGTCACCGACAAGACCATGCACCGCATCGAGAATGCGACGGTCCTTGGTCAGTTCGAGGATCTCGCCGAACTCTTGGATGTTGACGGTGTGTGAGGGATGGGTGGGAGACAACTTGTGCTGCAGCGTGGTGGCATTTCGACCGGTGGTGGCGGCGATTGCAGCGGCTCCGCCGGGATAGTCCCGTGCGGCGTGGTACAGGGCTAATTCGAGCGTCAGGACTTCCTTTTGCGCTCTCTCAACACAGCTTAAAGCTACTCGGCTCATGGCATTAATCCTACAAAGTTGCCAGTGCCCCGCGACATGCAGTGGTGTTACATTTGCCGCGTGGCTTGAAAGGGCCCAAACGCCGGCTAGATCTAGGGATCGAAACCGGCACCGTGCCGAGGCGAACAATCCGTTGCTCACCTCTGGCGCAACAGCTGCCTAATCTGTGGTGGAAAAGGCAGCAACCCAAGACATCCGTGTCTTGGAATCGCGATAAAGGGAGGTGGTTTGCATGTGGTGTGCCCTCCTACCTTCGTCGCGACCCGACAGCACTGTGGTGGTGTGTGCCGGGAGGAACTGGGCGGCCCTTGGGTCGCCTTTTTTCTATCTACGCTGCAGCTTTCTGCGGGGCCGATGCATTGAGCAACCAGGCAGCGTCAAACGCGTTGCCCTTCTGCTCAGCAGCGGTCGCTAAAAGTTTTGCATAGTGGGTTTCACCGGTGTAATCGGTGCGAGGAAGGCTGGCAGCCAAGCGCCATTTATTGAGCGCCTGATAACTCCTTTCACACACCTTGGCGGCGGCACCAATGCCGCCTACTGCTTCAAATGCGAACGCGATGGCGTTCGGAAAATCTGCGGGGTCCAACATGGCAACCTCCATTTATCAACTCGCGGTTGATATTAACATCAACTGACTATTGCGCAACCCCTGTGAGAGTATCAACTCATGGTTGATAAGAACGAGCTACGGGCAGCTTTCACGGCGCGCCTTCACGAAGCACTCGACGATGCCGGTGTACGCACCAGGGGACGGGGGGTGGACATTCATAAGCACCTAGTTAAAGTCGGGCTCGAGAAAAGCACTCAGGCGATAAGTAAGTGGCTTAATGGCGAATCTATCCCTGAGGCAGACAGCATGGCTGTGCTGTGTACGTGGCTAAAAGTGCGAAGAGAATGGCTGCAATATGGTGTGCCTCCCAAAGAGCGGACGATTAATAGTAACGTTCGCCCACTTAACGATGTAATCGAAAACAACGTCCATGAGGTGACGCGACGCTTTGGCAAAGTCCCGCTGATTTCTTGGGTACAAGCCGGCGCATGGTGCGAGGCGAATTTTGAGCAAAATGATGGCGAGTCTTGGCTGTCATGCCCTGTTCCAATCAGCGAAAGTGGTTATGCCCTGAAAGTTCTTGGAGACTCTATGACAAATCCTGGGCCAGGTCGTAGTTACCCGACAGGATGCATAATTTTCGTTGATCCAGAAGCTGAAACAAAGACAGGGGATCGAGTGATCGCTAGAGTCCCCCGCACCAATGAAGCCACATTCAAAATTTTAGTAGAGGATGCGGGACGGCAATTCTTGAGACCAATTAATCCGCAATACCCAATCATCGATATTACGGAAGAGACTCACATCTGCGGAAAAGTTGTTGGCTCATTTATTCCAGAATGATTACACCACTATTCTTTCATCCTTCCAACTCACATATCCTGGTGCAGATGGAGCACTAGTTGCAATAGAAACTTTAGCTCCTAACGAAGAAATATACTTGCCAAACTTTTGGAGATAAGCCGAATCCGCTTTGAAGTCTCCAAGACCTAAGATTTGCCTTCCTAACCCCGAGACAGAAATAACATTTATCTGAAGTAAACTCTCATAAGTATCGGGTTCACCCCGAACAATCAAACACTTCTCGTAAGAGTGCAAGATGGATAACCAACTGCCATTCGGCTGGACATTCTTACTCAGAGTGAAGTTAAGACCAATAGAGTCGGCACCTATTAACAACCCCATCTCCTGAAGCGTAAGCACCTCATCAAATGAGATAGGATAAATATTATCGTCTGGCCGCCAAATAAACCCATTGGTTACTGACGCCGAAATCTTAGCAATTAATTCAGCTTCTGCCTGGGAAAGATTTCTAAGAAAATCCAAACATCTTAAAGAATAGGTGCCTGGTGTTTTTATCTCACCGGCAAGCAATCGCCCCCATATTTTCTGCAGGTCAGCGTCAGACACTTCACCTGTGTAATCTCTCCACCTATACAGCCAGTCGTCGTCAACTTTAGAATCAGGCGCAGGATCGCTATCATTACACAATGCTTCTTCAGCAAAGATTATCGATCCAGACGTATTTATTTCACGACGTACAGCGTCACTTACAACAAACTCCCGCCCATACTTCAATGCATCTTGAATATTCAAAACTGGTTCTTTTCTTTCGACGCTCAAGGGCTTCAATGTCGCCTCTTTTGCCAACCCTAGACTCATTGATAACTCAGATATATCTTTTCGACCGCTTTTAATATCTTCTGCATCTCTTTCTGTTTGAGCGAGACTTAATAACTCAGCACGTTTTAACTCAAGATGCACAAGACCCTCCCTCCGCATTTGCCCCGGTTTGAGTAAAGACCCCACACCTTTATCGGCTAGAGACTCCCAAAGTCTCGACAATAATTGCTCACCCGGCCAGCCCATCCTAAGCCCTCCCCTCGAATGCAGATTTGGGCATCCCTCTGATGACTGAGATGCCGATTAATGGCCATACGCCTCCAGCAATCTATCGCGATCATATAGAACAAACAAAATATCAACCATCGGTTGTTGACTTTCAGCAACCATCAGTTGATATTCTGACTCACTCTTCCACCACAGAGCGAGGCAACACCATGCACACCACAGCCACCTTGCACGTCCACCCGGCCGCTGCTAACCCCTCCCGCATCTTCGAAATTCGCCGCCTGGCACAAGACTGCGGCTGCGTCTTCATCGCGTCCAAACCCAAGCTGAGCCAGCGCTACGCACCCGCCCCCTTCGATCCAAACGGCGGAGGGCACGCGGCATGAAAAAGTACACGCTCGACAACCGTACCCTGACCCTGCTCAAGGCCCAGGTCAGCCTGACCCAAACCTTCAACCACCTGCTGCGCGCCGAAACACAGGGTGACACCCTGGCCTTTCGCCTGAACGTCGAGCGCCGCAAAGTCGACACGCACTTCACCGTTGAACTGGGCAGCGAACGCCACACGCTGACCCTGACCAATACAAAGAAGATGCACCTCAAGCTTGCGGACTTCATTGAGGAGATCGTCAACGGGCCAACCAACCCAACCGATCCATCCTCTCTGCCACACGCGGACCGCCGCTACGGCAGATTCGAGACCGAACACAAGCAGCAGGTGTTCGACCTGGTGCAAACCGGCGGTGCCATCAGCCTCGATATGGGCTTCGAGCAACCGATCAACTTGGCAATCCACCGCAACAAAACCCGCACGGGTATCACCACGATCATGAGCATCGGCGTCAAGAAGCCACGCACTAAGTGCTTCACGGTGTACGGCAGCGACGTGGAGATCTACTCCATGGTGGCCGAATCCATCACCCACCTGGCTGCCGTGGCGACACCCGCCGCGCACGCAGCCTAGGAGGACGACATGGAACGTAGCCTGGAAAAAGCCGCGAAATACTTCGGCCTCACTCGCCCCAAGCTGATCGCACTCATGCGTGAAAAGGGCCTGCTCACCGACCGCAATCTACCAGCCTTCCCGGTGCGGGATCGCGAGTACCTACGAGTCAAGGACAGCAACTGGTTCCACGAAACCGCCGGCATGCAGTACAGCCAATCGACCAAGGTCCGGCAAGCCGGCATCCGCTGGCTCGCGGAGCAGTTGGGCCTCGACCTGCCTGCCATCCCGGCAGACAACCGTGACGTGGCCTAGGGAGTACGCCCGCCAGATCGTCGCCATGCGCACACGCGAGGAGCGCAACGCCGCGCTCCTCGAAGTGCCGGAGCATCTGCGGGAGTTGACCAAACGCCATTGCCTGAATGCCTGGAACCACCCTTCACGACTCAAACGCAAGGAGGCCGCCGCCCATGAGCAACAACAGTCAAACGCCGCTACGACTGCAACCGGCACCGGATAGCGCGACCGTTGAGATGCTGCACCAACTCTTCGGCGACGTGCTCATCCCCCTGGAAAAGCTGCGCGTGCATTACTTCAAGAACCTCAACGAAAAGACCTTCACCGAGGCGATCAACAGCGGCCGGATTCAGCTGCCGGTGACCACACTGGATCACAGTTTGAAGGCGTTGCGGTATGTCCACATCAAACACGTCGCAGCACTGATCGACATCCGCGCCTACAAGGCAGACGAGGACATGCCACGACCGCAAAACGACTCAACCGAGCTAGACCAGTAACTCCAACGGCTGCCACCACCAGCCAACGTAACTACCAGGAGCACACCACATGACTGCAATTCAAATCTGCGCATTGATCAGCATCATTATCGCCGCCGCGATCCTCTACTGGGTCGGCTACCGGGGCGGCCTCACTGACGGTAAAAATGAAGGTTACGAAGACGGCCACTCTGACGGTTTCACCATGGGTCAGGACAATGCATCAGCCGCGTATGCAACCTCTATCGAAAAGATGTCGACGCGTTGCCAGCGTCTTGAACACATTTTGTACCGGGAACCACAAGACCGCCTTGACCTTCTCGCCATAGCTGAAAAGCTCAAGCTAGCAGCTGATACCTTCCGAGCTGTTAAATCTGAAAGCCAAGCAACGCAAGCACTCGCCTTACGCGACAAAGCCCTGAGCATGGCAGCTGGGCTGGATTCCTTCTTTCAGGAGGACGCCGCATGAGCCAGGCCATCCCAACACTTCGTCTAACACCCCAAGCCGCCGGCACACTGCAGCAGCAACATGCCAAGGCCACCAAGGAACTGCGCGCTCTAAGACGCTACAGCAAAGAGTTCGACCGCCAGTTGAAAACCCTAATCGGCTATGAGGCTCTGCACCAATTGCACAAGGCGACCGACGACGCCTTGCTGCTGACCGACCTAGTGAGGGAAGCCGCATGAACTGGATCCTCACTTCCACCGGAAAACGCTTCGACTTGTTCGAGCCTGACGCCGACATGATCGCCCCACGGGACATCTCGCACGCACTGGCCCACCTGTGCCGATTCAACGGCCACACCCGCGAGTTCTACAGCGTGGCCCAACACAGCTGCATCGTCGCCGAGCTGGTGCCGGAAGAACACAAACTCGCGGCCTTACTTCACGACGCCGCCGAGGCGTACGTGGGTGACATGACGCGACCACTCAAGCAGTGGATTAGCGCCTACCAGCATTTCGAGGACTGTATCTGGTGGCGCGTGTGCGAACGGTTCGACATCGCCCCAGAACTCCCCGCCTGCATCTACAAGGCCGACCTGATTGCACTTGCGACCGAACGCCGTGACCTGATGCCACCCGATCCGGCCATCTGGGATTGCTTGGTCGGCATCGAACCCATGGTTGAAACCATCCGCCCATGGTCCGCCGCAGAAGCCCGGCTCACCTACCACCAGCGCCTGATGGACCAACTCGCTATCGAACACCGGAGGAAAGCGGCATGAAGAACCAACAGGATAACTTCCCTTCTCTGCCCGCTTTGCTCTGCGCTGCAGACAGTGTCGACACGCTAGAAACAAACAGTCTCTGCTGCGCAGCAGCAGGCATTATTGCTCCTTCCAGCGCCACCGCCGAGGCACTTATACCCCACGAAAAGCTGCGCGGGGCAGCGCTCGCTGATGCAACGCTGAACGCTCAGGAACGCCTGCCCGCGCAGCCTGCCGTGGGGTATAAAGCCGAACTCAAAGCGCTGATGAGCATCCACGGAGTGGGCCGTCAGACAGCTGGGCGAATCCATGCAGCTGGATTCCGTCTGACTGATTCAAATGGAGTCCACAACGAGACTCAGGTCGATGCACAACCAATATGCCATATCGGCCTGAAGGATCTTGAGTACATACAAGGCGGTACAGATCGACACGCCGTGGTCCGCTCTGGAGCAGTATCAAAATACAAAGTCCCGCTCTACACACGCTCGCCTTGTGGCACAGCCAGTCATGCAGACAACGAAGCATCGATAGCAGCAATCCAGTTCGCTCTCTCTGCAGAAGAGGGCATGACTTTCCTTCGAATCTGGAACGAAGGCGAGTTCAACACTATCCGCGAGGAGTGGCCGGAGGCACCGGAAGAAGTGTTCATCGGCGCGGATCCGCTGTATGTCAGGGAGCAACGGGTATGACTGCCTTCAATCCAGCCCCAATCACATCAGCCGTCAAAACCCAATTCGGTCTCGACTTCGCCGGCGAGATCCGCGTTGACCTTTTCGCCGGTGGTGGTGGCGCCACCATGGGACAGGAGATGGGCACCGGCATGCCGGTCGACATCGCCATCAACCACAACCCCGACGCGATCAGCATGCACAAGCGAAACCACCCAAGCGCCGAGCACTACATCACCGACGTCTACGACGTGTGCCCGCGTGTGGCAACTCGCGGCCGCCCAGTTGCCCACCTGCATGCCAGCCCTGAATGCACCCACCACAGCCTTGCAGCTGGCGGTCAGGCGCGCAGCACTACCAGCCGCTCGCAGTCATGGGTCATCCTGAAGTGGGCCGGCCAGGTCAGTCCGCGCATGATCACCATGGAAAACGTAGTGCAGATCCTTCAATGGGGCCCGCTGATCGCCAAGCGCTGCCCAGTTACTGGCCGAGTGGTCCGCCGGGATTTGACTGTCGCCGCTGCCGGCGAGCGAGTGCCGGTGCAAGAGCAGTACCTAGTGCCCGACCCGAAACGTAAAGGCCAAACCTGGCGCCGCTTCATAAGCCTGTTGCGGTCCATGGGATACGACCTGATGTACGGCAAGCTCAAGGCCTGCGACTTCGGCGCGGCGACTACACGCGAACGCCTGTTTAAGATCGCCCGCCGTGACGGACAGCCTTTGCGCTGGCCAGAACCTACTCACTTCAAGAACCCGGGCAAGGGGCAGTCTGCATACCGCACCGCCGCCAGTTGCATCGACTGGTCGATCCCGTGCCCGAGCATTTTCCTTACCAAGGAAGAAGGCCGTGCTGCAGGCGTCAAGCGACCACTGGTGACCAACACGATGGAGCGCCTGCGCAAAGGCGCCAAGCGCTACGTCATCGAGCACAAGAACCCGTTCATCGTCACCGTGAACCACACAGGCAACGACCTGGCGCGCTGCCAATCTGTGGACGACCCAGCAAAGGCCATTACAGGCGCTCAGGGCTTTGCACTTGTCACTCCCCAGCTCGCGCCCTTCATCACCGAACATGCCAATGGCAGCAGCCAACGCAACATGCCAGGTGATGATCCCCTGCGCACAATTTGCAGCGGCGTGAAGGGCGGACACTTCGCGCTGGCCGTAGCCTATGTTGCACAGCACAACTGCGAGTTCAACGAGACACCTGCGCATCACCCTGTGAAACCCCTGACAGCCCTCACTACCACAGGCAGTCAGCAGCAAGTCGTCACCGCCCACCTATCGACACTTCGCAGGAACTGCGTAGGCAGGGGCATGGACGAACTGGTACCGACCATCACGGCCGGCGCCGAACATCACGCGCTGGTTGAGTACAAACTCGCTCCAGAGGTCGAGGCCGGCGCTATGCGGGTCGCCGCCTTTCTGATGGGCTATTACGGCAGCGACAACACCTACGACCTGCGCAACCCAGTCGCGACCATCACCACGCGCGACCGCCTGGCGCTTGTCACGGTGACGATCAAGGGCACGCCGTATGTGATCGTGGACATCGGCATGCGCATGCTTACCCCGCGTGAGCTTTACCGTGCGCAGGGCTTCCCCGACAACTACGTGATTGATCGAGGGCACGACGGCCGGAAGTTCAGCAACAAGACTCAGGTGTTGATGGTGGGGAACTCAGTGTCGCCGTGGCCGATGATGGCATTGGTATATGCAAACGCTAATAAAAACCTTGACTCCCATATTGAGGAAGCCGCATGAACACTTTGTTTCTGCTCATGGCGCAATATGACGGCCAGGCCGTAATTCCACTAAACCGAGTTTGCACGGACTATATGAATTTGACGGTAGAAAAATTCAAACAAAAGCAAATGACTGGTGAAATAAAAATCCCAATCGTTCGCTTAGGCGCCGAAAGCCAAAAGGCGGGACTCGGCATACATTTAAAAGATCTCGCCGAATACATAGACTGCCAAAGACAATCAGCAGTTAACGACCTAAACAAACTGATTGGAAATCACTAGACCCTTTCAAGCCCAGCCTACTCCGCTGGGCTTTGGTTCAAAGCTGGACCGCGCCCTCTTCGTAAAACAACTCAGACTGCTGCACCAATGCTGCATCATTTACAAATTCGTCACACCGGCCAAACTTCCTATAAAACCTATTCAAATTGCAAATATATATTGTATACCCCCCTTTATCGGAGCACTCAACATATAGACGATTACTTTTTATTATATTATCATCGTAGACATCAAAATGAGGATGCATTATTCTAAATGCAAGACGATCCGTAGGATAACCCACCCTATCTGCGATCATTACAGGATCAGCTAAAACTTCTCTCTTACTCTTATACTCATTACAATCAGGGCATATAACACACAAATTTTTCGGCTCAAACATAAACCGCAAATACTGAGACTTAGGAACTATATGCTCCACGGGCGCACCAGATGCTGAACGGGCAGAAACTGGAGCCTGACAATAAGCACAGGCCAAACGCTGCACCTCACGATAATGATTTCTTATTTCACTTCGCACAGGCTGCAGTTCAGCATCGCTCCAATTAGTATGTGAGAAGCCTTGTTCCTTTTTTTTCTCTTCAATTACAGCAAGCGCCTCAGCACTGAGAACAACGGGAACATTAATTATTGGCATATTTATCACACAACTCGGCCACCGAGATAATAAGTTCTTTTACCGGATCGTCTGACTCGACCTGACGACCCAACTCCTTCAAACGGAAAAGATCCTCCGCCGAACGACTATCTACAGATCTACTAGCCTTAACCTTTGCTAAAAGGTTGAACGCAAGACGAGAAATATATTCATTCATCATGCCCGGCGCATCAAACAACTCAGCTAGTTGGTAATCCGCCGACCGGTGATAAAACTCTTCTGCATGATAAACTTCATTCTTTGACAAAGATGTAACAAAACACGCACGATCTCTTAGCCTAGATATAATTTGAGGGGAGTGCGTAGCAACTATAAAATGACATCTCTTATAAGCTGAAAAAGAAGTTGTTAGCAACATCATAAACTGCTCTTGCCATCTAGGATGCAAGCTAATTTCCGGCTCATCAATTAAAATGATAGACCCGTCAGTTATATGCCCAGCAATTCCAAGCATAAGAACCATCAGGCATTGCTCACCAGAACTCGCCCTCTTCAGTGACATTTCACCATAGCCAATTTTCTTTAGCTTGAGATCAATCAAACGCATTAAACCGGCATTAACCAAAACCAGCATCGCTTCGATATAAGTATCATTAGCAGCGCGACCATCAAGAGAAGCAGACCCGCCTGAAAAATTCACTGTTAACTCTATCGCTTTGCGCTTCGTAAAAAGCTGATGAACCTTCCTTATCGCATTAAAGGCTTCATGCCGCTTAGATACAGGTAAATCCTGAAGAACTTGGAAATAGCGCTCATCAATCTGAATACCATAATCACCTTCCATGCATTTCAGGTCGATTGCTAAACTCGTATCAATGACTCGACTAACATCATACTCATCATAATCCTTCCCAGACCTGATATATCCGGGTTTGAAAACAAAATCCACAACCGGATAAAAATTCAATGAATCAAAAACAGCTAATAAATTATGATACCCAGCTCTCGCCAACAACTTATCTATTAGTCCTTTTGACGCAGATGCGATTAGCGAAACCGCTGAAGACGGTTGATACATGCCTTCACCGCGCATACCTACATATCGGTAATTGGACCTAACATCCGCTCCAAGCTTCCTTTTCTGGCTCGGAAATTTGTCAAATGGGCTGGTTGAGATAGCTATGACTTTAGAGTCATCATCGGGGCCATTACGAGAAGAGTACGTAAGCCCCGTACCACTAGAATCATACAAATAAGCATATTCAAAAGATGCAGTTTTAGCGATGTCTGCCAACAATCTACTTTTGCCAACGCCATTTTTTCCCACGATTACCGTGAAGACATTTTCATCATCACCAATCTGGCTAGGCTTAATTAAATCTACAAAATGTCCGTCGTGCTCGAAATAACTAATCCTAGCCATACCTCACCTTCCATGTTTTTTGGACAGGGTATTAGTACCGATAGCATTTTGCAATCACAAGAACGCACACATCAAATTCCTACATTTCATCATCGCAAGGCCAGTGACAACCACTTCCACCTCTTGTATAGATCCCCCCGGCCTCGCAGATGTGTGTATCTCCGCAGGGAGTTCCAATCTCTGTGCCCAGAAACGTTGGACACCCTTGGAATATCCCAATCCATCTCAAACAGCCGGCTTACACCTTCATGGCGCAAATCATGGAAATGCAGGTCCTCAATCTCCAGCATCGGACATGCACGAGTGAAAGACGCTGATACCGACTTGGCGTTGTAGGGGAAAATCTCTCGCTGAGCTTTCGGCATGGTGCATAGGATCGCCCATGCCTCATCCGGCAGATGACACCACACATCGTTACCGATCTTTTGCCCAGGGTTCTTCATGTCCCGCACCAAGACAGCCTGTCGAGCGCAGTCGAGATCCTCCCACCGAATCCGAGTAATTTCCTCCTGCCGACGCGTGGAAAAAAGCGCAAAGGCAATCATCTTCGGCATATGAATTGAGTCCGGCCGGCGCTTCTGCATCTCGAAAAAATGCCCCATGAGCTTATCCAGCTCCTCGAGCGTTGGCCGGCGATTACGCTCCTTGCTCTTGCTGACCATGCCAAGCTTGCGCAAGACCTTGCGAGCATCAGGCATTGCATGAGGATCAACTTCATACCCCCACGCCGGTCGTGCCACAGACAACACAGCGCCCAGGTGCGACAGATCATTACCAACCGTCTGTGCCTGCACCCCGCCGCCTTCCTCGCTCATTCGCCACTGCGCGTACTCCACCAGCTTCTGGCTGTTCAGCGCTGCATCATCCAACTCACCCAGCCAGGTTTTCTTGATCGCGCTCAACGTCGCGCTCTTGGTCTTTCCCAGCGGCCGGATCTTCTCGTACTCATCCAGGTACTGCTCGATCATCTTCTTGATCGTTACCCCCTTCCGATTCGCCCGCTCAATAGCACCTGGCTGGGCCAGCTCGGTCTCCCGTCGCTTGATCCAAGCCTGGGCGACCTGCTTACGGTCGAAGGTTTGGCTTTCCTGATAAACTGTCTTGCCATCCCGATTGATCCGTATCTGCGCCGTGTAGGCTGTCGAGTTGTCCTTGCGCTTACGTGCTGTGATCGTGCCCAT